GTTTTTTCGCATCACTGACATATTTTGAATGAACCGCCTCTGCCAGCGGTCTGACACGCGGCTCTTTATTATTGGAAATGATACAGGTATCGTATCCTGTCTTTCTTAACCGTTCAAACAGCGCTATCGCCCGCTCCGTCACCGGTGCGCCGTGTTCTACAAGGGTATTATCCACATCAAAAACAATCCCCCTGTACCCTTTTTTATAAAGTTCCTCATACGGAATCTCATATGCCGAATTCACGTAGTCATCGGGATAAAATCTTTTTAACACAAAAATCTCCATTCCTAAAATAATCTGTTTTACTTTAAAATCTTCTGAATCTCCGCCATAAAGGTATTGACATCTTTAAATTCACGATAAACGGAAGCAAAGCGTACATACGCCACCTCGTCCAAATCTTTTAATTTCTCCATAACGATTTCTCCAATCACCTTGGCAGGAATTTCTTTTTCTCCCATATTATAAATCTGCGTTTCAATTTCATCAACCATTGCATTAATCCGGGTCAGCGACACCGGGCGCTTATGACAGGAACGCACAATACCGGCTGTCAGTTTTTCCCTGTCGTAAGGTTCTCTGTTGTTATCTTTTTTTATCACTATTAACGGCATGGATTCCACTTTTTCATAGGTCGTAAAACGCTTGCCACAGGCATCACACTGGCGGCGTCTGCGGATAGCGCTGTCATCTGTCGGCCTGGAATCTATAACCTTTGTATTATCTTTACCACAAAACGGACATTTCAAAACCGTTACCTCCAAACATAAAAATATACATTTATTTTAATGAAATATCTGTCTGCGGTCAATACAAAATTGGATATTCTTAGCAGTATAAATGAACGCCAGCAGGCAATCCTTAATGATGAAATACATTTTTTAAGGAGGACTAACGTGGCTGGTTATAAAGTTGAAATCTGCGGTGTAAATACTGCTGCTCTCCCACTCTTAAAAACGGAGGAAAAAGAATTGCTGTTAAAAAAAATCAAAAATGGGGATACACAGGCACGCGAGCGTTTTATTAACGGAAATCTGCGCCTTGTTTTAAGCATTGTCCAGCGTTTTTCACAAAGCAGTGAAAATATTGACGATTTATTCCAGATTGGCTGTGTCGGCATGATTAAAGCAATTGATAATTTTGATATTTCACAGGGCGTACAATTCTCAACCTACGCCGTTCCCATGATTATTGGGGAAATTAAACGGTACCTGCGGGACAGCAATCCAATCCGTGTCAGCCGTTCTCTGCGTGACACTGCATATAAAGCCATTTACACGAAAGAAGCCCTTACCAGACAACATCAGAAAGAACCGACCGTAACAGAAATTGCCGATGAAATCGGCGTATCCAAAGAAGATATTGTTCTCGCCATGGAAGCTATCCAGTCGCCGGTTTCCTTATATGAACCGGTCTACTCCGAGGGTGGCGACACGCTTTATATTATGGATCAGGTCAGTGACAAAAAAAACAAAGAAGAAAACTGGGTACAGCATATCGCCCTGCATGAAGCTATGGAACACCTCGATACGCGCGAACGCCGCATTATCAACATGCGTTTTTTTGAGTGTAAAACCCAGATGGAAACCGCAGAAGAAATCGGTATTTCACAGGCACAGGTCAGCCGCCTTGAAAAAAACGCACTCAAATCCATGAAAAAATACCTCTCATAGTTTTAAGGATTTTTCACTTATTTTTGCATATAATAACACAAAGCTTTTAGGCGGAGTTTTTATGCGAATCTGTGAACTGCATAACAAGCAGGTTATCAATACCTGTGACTGCAAAATTTTAGGCTGTGTGGCAGACGTTGAATTCAATGAATGTACAGGCTGCATTAAATCGCTGATTGTTCCCGGTCCCGGAAAACTGTTCTGCTTTTTCGGGCGGGAAATCGAATATGTCATTCCGTTTTCCTGTGTGCGCTGTATCGGTCCGGATGCCGTTCTGGTAGAAGTAAATGTCGAAAAAATCATAAATAAATGCACATAAACATTGAAAACATTTTCTCTATGCCTTAAAATATATGATATCAGGGCTGCAAAGTATTTCACCCACATGAGCTTGCTCATAGGTGGGTGAAATACCTTGCAACCCGCCCCAATATGAGCATAAAAGTGGGATGACAGTCCCACGATATGCGAATATTGGGTAGGATTGTGAGAGTGCGCAGCACGGAACAATCCGTAGATATCAGAGTTGGGAGCTTTGGATTCCAACATCAAATATAGGTATATTTTGTATTGCCAGCCGGCAGACATAAGCTGATGCTTGCCGGCTGGAGAATTGGAGAAGGTTATGAGTGATAAATATGTTGCATATGCCGGAAGCTATACGCATGAATCCAGCAAAGGAATCCATATTTACGATATGGATGTAGAAAAGGGAAGAATTACGGAGCGAAAGGAAGTCCAGATCGACAATCCTTCTTATTTGGTATTATCCCACAGCGGAAAATTTTTATATTCTATCTGTGACCGCGGTGTTGCCGCTTACAAAATCGAAGCAGACGGTGATTTAACTTTAATCAATGTTCATACCATTAATGGTATGCGCGGGTGCCATCTGACTTTAAATAAACAGGATACATTTTTAATCGTTTCCGGCTACCACGATGGAAAAATTACCGTATTACATATCAATGAAGACGGCTCTGTCGGTAAAATTGCCGATGAAGTTTTTCATAAAGGTATCGGCAGTGTTGCCGAACGCAATTTCCGTCCGCATGTAAGCAGTTCTGTCTTTACCCCGGACGAAGAACTTTTATGTGTGTGTGATTTGGGCATTGATCAGATTAAAATTTATGAATTTAACCATACAACCGGTAAATTAAAGCTGTACGACATTATCCGTTCCCAGTTAGAATCTGCACCGCGTCAGATGACTTTCAGCCCGGACGGCAGATTTGCCTATGTCGTATGTGAATTAAAAAATTATATTAATGTATATTCTTACCACAATTCGGGCGAAAAAGGCCGTTTTGAATTTGTACAGAACATTTTCACCCTGCGCAAGAGCCACAAATCCAACAGCGCCGCCGCCAATCTGATTTTTTCAAATGACGGTAACAACTGTATCTGCTCAAATGCAGGCGATAATACTGTAACCATTTACAAGGTTAACAAGGAAACAGGGGAACTCTATACCCTCTCCTCTCTGCCTGTAAGCGGTGATTATCCAAAGTATATCAGCATGTTCCCGGATAATAAGCATATTTTGTCCATGAATAATGAAGGAAATTCTATTACAATTTTTACCATTCATTTTGACAAAGGACTGATTGTCATGAACGGACCGGAATTAAAGATTTCCAGACCAAATAATTTAGTAATAAAGAAACTTTCATAAATTCGTTTCTGATTCTGACAGACAGAGCAGGAAAGCGGCAGTCTGAAATATCCGAATGGTTCATTTCAGACTGCCGCTTTTATTCATTTAGTATTTTACATCTTTGTAATCTTTTATCTGCACTTTTAGTCTGCACGGCTGTACTTTTCGGACTGGACTTTAATCAGTTCTGCATCATCAAAGTAATTGATTTTCATTGCCGCTTTGACCTCATTTAAAGTCTGCTGTGCTTCTGCGAAAGCCACCTTTGTACCTTCCTGTAAGATATGATATACCTCCGGAATGTCTTTTTCGTACTCATGTCTTCTCTGACGGATTGGTTCTAACTGCTTCTGGAGCACGTTGTTTAAGAATTTCTTTACCTTGACATCGCCTAAGCCACCGCGCTGGTAATGCTCTTTGAGTTCATCCAGATTCTTATAATCCGGTAAGAATTCCTTGAAATCTTCTTCCGTACTGAATGCATCCAAATACGTAAATACGCAGTTGCCTTCAATCTTACCCGGATCTTCCACACGGATATGATCAGGGTCTGTATACATACTCATAACTTTTTTCTTTACATCTTCCGGTGTATCTGAAAGATAAATACAGTTGCCGAGGGACTTACTCATCTTGGCTTTGCCGTCTGTACCCGGAAGCCGGAAACATGCCTTGTTGTCCGGCAGAAGAATCTGCGGCTCGATTAAAGTTTCGCCGTATACTGCGTTGAACTTTCTGACGATTTCCCTTGCCTGTTCAAGCATTGGTTCCTGATCCTCGCCTACCGGCACGGTTGTTGCCTTAAATGCCGTAATATCTGCCGCCTGGCTGATTGGATAGGTAAAGAAGCCCACCGGAATGCTGGCTTCAAAATTTCTCATCTGGATTTCTGACTTTACAGTCGGATTTCTCTGTAATCTGGATACGGTTACCAAATTCATATAGTAAAATGTTAATTCTGTAAGCTGTGAAATCTGTGACTGGATAAAGATATTGGTCTTTGCCGGGTCGATGCCTACGGATAAATAGTCTAATGCAACTTCGATAATATTCTGACGAACCTTTTCCGGATTGTCCGCATTATCAGTTAATGCCTGTGCATCTGCTATCATGATAAAGATTTTATCAAACTCTCCTGAGTTTTGTAATTCTACTCGTCTTTTTAATGAACCTACATAATGTCCTAAATGAAGTCTTCCTGTCGGTCTGTCTCCTGTAAGGATTATTTTAGACATTTTTTATTTCCTCCCTGTTGAACGTGTGATGGTGTGAGCTGTGTGATTGATTAGGGCTGTTTCCCGCAAACTTTGCGGACTATTGTCCGCTCGTTTGCTTGAGGGGTTGGCTCCACTATGCTTTGGCTTTTTTGTGGCACTCCCCGCAAACTTTGCGGACTATTCGTCCGCTTGTTTGCTTGAGGTTGGCGCTGTGCCATTCGTAATCTTTCAGATTACTCATGACGGGCGTTCGCCCTATAAAACGAATTATAAAAAAAGTCTTTTGTGAGCAAGCTCCCACAGACTTTTTTTATAATTCGTTTTGCACAGCTCACTGCTATTTCACATTTTACCATAAAAATTGATGGTCTGTCTACCTGCTTTTTGCCCGTATTTGCTGAAAAATTCAGTTTCGAATATCTCTATAATTCTTGCAAAATCCCGCTATTTAGTAACAAATTAGTAACAATATAATGTGGGTTATTTTTTCTGATAATATGGGAATTTAAAAGACTACCGCTCCGGATATATTCTTTCCGGAGCGGCTACAGTATTTATCTGGTTTTTAAAGCTGTACACATTAAAAACTGTTTATCAGCAACTTGCCTTTTTTAAGAGTGCTTCCTGAAGAACCCGTGAAAAATTAATATTATTCTTTTCCCCATATGTGTTTAACCATGCCGGAATTGATATATTTTTTCTGACCGTTTTTTCGCCGTATTTTTCAGCATACGCATCTATATCTAATACAAGCATACTTATAAAGCTGTCAGCTTCTTCCAGCTTTATATCCTCTTTCCGTAATGTGGGTGCAGGAATATTATTTCCCTCTTCAAGTTCTCCTAATATCCAGCCACTAGCTGCATCTACCCCCATTTCAATAGCGTCTAACAAGTCTTGCCCTTCCGTTACGCAACCCGGAAGATCAGGCACTACAACTGTATAACCTTTTCTTTCAATACAAGGGGTAAAAATTGCAGGATATACTAATTTCATTAACATCGACCTTCTTTCTATATCTATATTCCCTAACCATTATATAAGCTGTGCAGGACTATTTAAGTCCTGCCTGCTTCAGTATTGAATTTGCCGTTCTTATATCGACATCTCCTCTATGGTTAGGTATCGTTACTTTTCCAGTCTTCGTTGGATGCTTATATTGCATATGCGAACCAACTTGCTTCACTAGATACCAACCGTCGTTCCTTACAAGCTTATCAAGCTCTCTGACAGTCATTTGCTCATCTCCTTCCTTGGTATCTTATCTATAATTATATTATACACACTATGCGCATAATGTCAACACTTTTATGCGCATAGTGTGTATTTATTGTTTGATATAGAAATAACCAACAGATTTATTCCCCTCTACGTGCTTTCGCCTCGTCTGAGTTGTGAATATCTCTGTAAATGTCCCTGTATCTTCCGTAAGACATATATGTTTCCATACCCTCAGGGTCCGGTTCTCTGCCAAGCTCTGCAAGATAAACTTTACGGATATACTCCTTCTGCTGATACTGGGCATATTCATCTGACTGCTTGATGTTGTCGTCAACATATGCCGTCAGATTGTCATCCCACGCTGCATCGTCCGGAATCTGGTTTCTGTAATTCTCCAGCCCTCCGTCATCTGCCGGCCTTCCCAGCAGTTCAATAAATGTACAGTTAATATACCAGTTCTTTTCTTCGTTTGTCATGTGTTCTCCTTCCTCTGTGTTCTTAGCTTCATCGGTATCTTTCACATATCCCACACCAAAGCCTTCACACACTGCGCTTACAATCGTATTTCCAATAGCTTCAAAATTTTCTTCATAAAGGAGCATATCATCTGCATCATCAATAAAACATACCTCCAGCAACGCAGATGATACACCTAAGTTCTTTACCTTATTAATGGCAAGAAAATTTTCCGCCCGGACTCCGCGATTTCTGAATCCCAAAGCTTCCATATTTCGTAAAATAATCTGCTCTGTATTGGTAGTTTCTTCTCTAGGTGTAACATAAATTTCCGTACCGCCGATGTCATCATCACCGCCCTCATCACCTCTGCCGGAATTAAAATGCACTTCGATTACATAATTGCACCCGGAAAAATCCGCCTGAAGTCCCAAACCCCTGTTACAATCCTTAAATGCATTACGCTCATAAGGATATGTAACAACTTCAATGCCGCACGCTTCAAATTTCTCTGCAAGCATACGCACAACACGCACGGTTTCATTTGCTTCCTCGTATCCACAGCCAACGGCGCCGCAGTCCCCGGCACCGTGTCCTGAAATTAAACCCATTCTCATATTACTTGTCCTCGCTTTCAATATTTGCTTTATCTTCTACCTGCTGCTTTAAATTCTTTACAATCGGCTGTAAAAATGGCGGCAGCGTTACACCAATATCCGAGATATTTTCTAAAATAGAAATCAATTCGTTACACACAAGCCAGATTGCAACAATACACGCTACTAAAAATGTAAACGGAACCACAATCCCTACCGTATTCCCTGCATACTGTAATAACGTATCTACTACCACACCAACAACGACTAACAGCCACATACACACCTTTTTGGTAATGCCTTTAATTCCTTTGTAGCTGTTTATGCTCTGTGAGCGATACTTTGCCGCCATTACTCCTGTAAAATAGTCAATTACATTACAGAACACTAGTAATAATACCGGCACTGCTAAAACACCCAATGCGCTCATCAATGCGCCCCATACTGCAATAATAATCATTTTAACTTTTTCCATCGATATTCCTTTCCGTTGCACCGGTGCAACTCTGCTTTATTTTAGAGTAAAAAATAAGACACTTTCGTGTCTTTGTAATAAGTGTTTATTTAACTGCTGTCGTAGTACACAACTACCACCCCCCCTAAGATGCTGTTCCATGCAAAGTCACATGAAAACTAATGCTCTTAGTTTCTGCCAGTGGAGAAAAAACAAAACCTTGAATTTTACTTGTTGTGTAATTCGTAATACTGACACTTATTAATCCGCTTGTTGCGAATGGCGTAATGTTGATAGCATCAAAAAACTTAATATTATTGCTTTGCGGTATCGTAATTTCAAAGCTTGCCCAATACATATTGCCATATTGATTAGTCATGGTGTAGTTTTGGGCTGCGGTGTGAAACGCTTCAATCAGATAACCACTTGCCAAGCGGTTAACCGACCAACCGTAAGCTGAACTTCGACCGGAAAGACATGTGCCTTTTGTATCTGTGAATTTTGCATCTGACGGTACGTCTGCATTAACGCTGTGTCCGTTTACTTTCGCAGCGTTTCCCGCACTTGCTGCATAATTTACAGACTTTGTAGAATCTGCTGTATTGTCAACGTTTCCAAGTCCTACTTCTGCTTTATTATACGTTGGCTTAGCGCTTGCTTTCGCCCATGCGTATACATCAGATGCCGGACGTGCATTACTTAACCTGCTGTCATTTCCGGCACAGGCATCATCGCCACCAGTTCCTAATGGTCGCCACGTATTAGTGTCTGTAAATTTTGCGCCCGATGGCACATCTGAATTGACAGTATGTCCATTTACTTTAGCTGCATTTCCGGCACTTGCCGCATAATTTACACTGAAATTACTAGGATTGTAAACATACATATCTTCTCCATTTTCACCGCCCCACAACCACGAGGGTTGCCCGGTTTTGCCCGCCCAATTAAAGGTCATTGGATATCCAGCATTGCCATTTCTTCCGAGCCTTGCCGCCCTGTCTGCACTTCCTGCATTGCCGCCTAGTGGCACTGCGCCTACATTTTCTGCCGTAATATTAACATTTCCTCCCCTGTACCCACTCTCTGCACTGCCTTTTACCCCAGTAACCGGCGTACCTGCAAGAACGTCCCACTTACCGTCCTCTGTCTTGTATACATTTGCTCCCGCCGGAATAACGTTCCCTGCACCCTCCTTAAAATCCGAAGCTGTTGTAAACTGGTCCGAAATGTTATACATATTACCGCTTGTCGTTGCTGATAACGCTGGAAGATTCGCAAATGTTACTGTTCCCATTGGTCGCAATGCCCCGGAAAATGATTCGGAAATCCGTCTTGCCTGCTCGTAATAGTATTTTGCGCTATCCGTATCTGCTACAGCATAGTTTTGTGCCGTATTTGCACTTGTTTCCGCATTAGAAGCATACTGCTGTGCCGCATTTGAGTTTGAAATTGCGATTGTCGCACTATTTGCCGCACTATTCGCTTTTTCATTTGCTACATTTGCACTTCCTGCGGCATTATCAGCATTTGTTTTGGCTGTTGCCGCGCTTGCTTCCGCTTCCTCCGCTTTTGTGTTTGCCGTATCTGCGCTTGTTGCCGCCGCTGACCGGCTCTGCGCCGCCTGTTGGCTGTAATACTTTGCATTGTCCGTATCTTCACCTGTACGGCTGTTTGTGCCGCCTACGGCATAACTCTGTGCTTTTGTAGCACTCGCCGCCGCATTGGATTCACTGGCTGCTGCCGCTGTTTCACTTGCCTTTGCATTGCTTTCAGATTTTGCCGCCGCCGACTGGTTTGCCTGTGCTTTTGCAACTTCAACCTTAATATCTGCAAGATAATTAGGCTGTAAATGCTTTTCTTGAATACTCGCTTCTTTTACGATTGCAGACACTTTACCGGTGCTGTCAATTGAAAATGCCACCGTGTCACTGTCCAAAAACTCATACTGCGTAATCAGTGCTGCCAGGTCTATATACTGCTTTGTGCCGTCAATAAGCGTTAAAATAATCTGCTGTGTTCCGGCATTGTATGAAAAATTCACAGCGATTTTTTCCATCTGCGTGTCAATCGTTATTTTTGAGCCATTTTTTTTAGTAATAGTAATAATGCCTGTCTTTTCCTCAAATTCAACGTCCTGCACCAGTGTTGACACTTCGGCTTTTGTTGCCTTTGTGGTATCCAGCGTTATAACCCTATTGTCAATCTCGTCTGTAGCAGTGTCGATTTTATTCAGATTGCTTTCGTTTATCGGTGTTTCATCGCTGGGATAGTTTTGCCAGTCAATTCGACCATATGCCTTATTCATCGCCTATTCCTCCTAATTTTCTATATCTCCCCACGGTGTTGTCCAACTTCCTCCGAGGTTAATACTTCCATCGTTACAGTCAATTGAAATGCTCCGTTCACCATCATCAGATTGCATATATAGTAATCCGGGATACGCATGTACGTTTGCACCGGCACTCCTGCTTATGAGTAATTCGTCCGGCTTAATAAGTGCTTGCGCATTTTCGCCTAAAACGTATCGCAAATATCCATTAAATATCTGCCACATTCCAATTAATCCAGCCAGCGCTTCCATGCTTCCGTCCAAACCAATTTTAAAATTCTGATTAGCCGTCACAGCGCCGTTCAGATTGATTTTGTTTGCTTCAATCGAAACGTTTTCGGCAGATTGGTTAATTTTTGAAATAATTTCATCGCCATTTACTTTTTTTGATACTTCTGTATTAATGCTGTCCGCCGTCTGCCTTATTGCACTATTCATCTGCTCTGTAGTGCTGTAGCTTTGCAGTTTTCGGGTTACCTCTGCCGAAATTCCCTCTGCTGTGGCATTGATTCGGGTATTCATTTCCGTTGTTGTGCTGTAATCCTTTAACTTATCTGCTGTGTCCTGTTTTGCATTACTTTCAGCCGTTTCAGCGGCAGATTCGGCATACTCTTTAGTTTCTGTTACCTGTTTAGACAACTCTGCCGTAAATCCGTCTGCCGTTTGTTTTATGGAAGTTTCCAACTCTGTTTTAGTGTTTGTAGCATTTTCTTTCGTTTCATAATTTTTGCTTACCTCTGTTGTAATTCCTTCCGCAGTCTGTGTAATTTTCGTCGATAAATTGCCTTCGGCTTCGTTTGCCCGCTTTACTTCCGTTGCAATTGATTCTGCGTTTTGGTATATACTGCTTGATAAACCATCAACCGTGTTTTTAACTTCTGCTCTTATATCCGTTGCTGTCTGCTTAATTTCAGAACTTAATCCACTTTCAACGTCCGTAATCTTACTGTTGGTTTCCTCGATTGTCCGTGTCAGCACGTTGGTCTTTCCTTTAAGCTGTATAATGCTTTTATGTACACTGTTTACCTGTGTAGAACGGTATTCTTCGCCTGCCGCTTCATAGTTATCCCTAAGTGCCTGTATACCTTTCAGAGTACGCTTCAACACATAACTTTCAATAATCTCATACCGCGTCGGCAGACGGACGGCATCTCCGACCTCGATACAGGGGTTTCCTTTACAGTCCGCAGAAAACGGCCTGTAAATAATTCCCCGGATTTTTCCGTAAATGTTATTTGCGATTCCCGTCAGTTCTTCACTGCCTTTGCCGTAAACAAGAAAATTATCCTGTATCACATAAGCATTTGTGCCGCTTCCAACAATCACTCCGATGTCGTCTTCCTCTTTCCGAATTTGCAGTTTATCAATACTTTTCACAAGAAAGTCTTCATACCGTGCCGATATGTACAGACTTTTGCTTATTCTCGTGCTTTTCGGCTCACACGGGTACAAATCATCTGCCGGATACAGGTTGTTTCTTGGATATAATCCCTGTATTTCTTGCTCAAGGTAGATGTAATGGAATCTGCCGTCACGTCCAATATGACCGAAACAACCGTTTATTTCGCAGATACAATTTAAGACGGTCGCACCGCTTAGTTCTTCCGGCTCAACCGTCTTTTCAACTTTCATATCATCATTTACAAGCTGTACGTCCGCCTGCTCAATCCCAAAATACCCAAAAAAGCTATCCCGGAAAGCTTTCATTGTTGTAATGCTGTCTTTATCCGGGAGCAAAGTATTGTACCACTCCGCTACATCTGCGTTTATCACGTCATACAATGCATCATATGCCACAATATCACGCTTTGTCCTATCTGCTTCAGGTGTATCCGAACAGACCTTATACCTTCCGATTTGAAACGGATTTGCGGTATTTCCCGCCAGCACCATTTTGATTGTCATCCACTTATCCTTCAGTCCCGAAAAAATATTCGACACTGTAAATTTAACCATGCCTGCTTCACAACTTCCAAAGGTCAGCTCTGATTCCGAGCACAGGCTTTCTGTCAGTTCAAACTGCTCCTGATGCAATTCGTTATTTGTAATGTGTATCTGTCCGTCGTCCGTTACTATGGACAGCTGTTTATCTACACTATCTTTTAAGAACTGTTCTCCATATTCAATCATGTTCTTCTCCTAATAAGCTATAAATGTAATTTTGCTTGAACCATACCGAATATCGGTCTGTGTTGCGTCATCGATGGCAAACTGTATATCCGGCACATACATTTCTCTTGTAACGTAATCATTGATTTCCGGGATAAATACAGTTGCCAGAACTTTACGCTCTCCAGCTATAATATAATTATCTGAAATGCCTTTTATTAATTTCCCCATTTCGTTACCATAAAGCTTTGGTACTGTTTCAAATTCCACTTTTTCAAGTGTATGCTCCAGTGCCTCTCTATGTAGTTCTCCGTTGGAATCTCTGTAGCTGTTTAAGTCCTGTATGCTACGTGTTACCTTGTATGTCTGACAACTGATATATTCTAACGGAATTTCATAATCGCCTGTTCTGATTAAAAATCCACTATATGCCATAACCACCTCATTAAAATATGCACTGCCAAACTGACAGTGCATATCGCTTAAAAATCAAACGCAGGATTTCCTGTTCTATCAAAGTACTCTCTCGCCTGTTTTCTTGTTACCTTGAATATTTCCCTGCCGTCCACCTGGATCAAGATATCGCCTTTATCTCCCGACTCCAGCAATCTTATAATCCGGCTTAAAAGCTCTATCACCTCCTGAGATGCGCTTCCACTGCTCATTCTTACCGCTTCTGCTGCCATTTGCCTTAACTTATCTTCCGGTGCTACAACTTCACCCTGATGACGGTTATCACCAATCATGGCAAGCTGCGGTGTGTTCGGTTTGACATATCCGCCCTGGGCAAGGTACGGAATCTGCTCTGCTGAAACTTTTGGTATACTAAATCCGAATGTTTTTCCGCCTATACCCGGCACCCAGTCCGGTGTTGTAAAACTCAATTTATTTACGCTGTTAATCAGTGCATTAATTCCAGCCTGTATGCCCACAATCATCTGATTAATAGCCCCAATCAGCAAATTAATCGGTGTTTTAGCTACATCATAAATAAGAGAGAAAATATCTTTAAAAGAATCTACTAAGCTGGTCCATGCGCCATCCCAATCACCTTTAAACACGCATGTAATAAAATCAATAATATCACCTAACAGTTTTTGTAAATCTCCAATTATGTCCATAACATCTGAAATACACTGAATAACCGTATCAGCTATTGCTTCTATCACAGGCGCTACCGCCGGAATAATATCCTGTACAATCCATGAAACAAATGGCTGTACAACATTCTCCCAAAGCAGCTTTATCAAATCTGCAACTTTTCCAATATTATCTATCACCTGCATAAAAACAGGGTGTATATGTTCATCCCATGCCTGCGAAGCTTTTTCACATATCCTGTCAACAATCGGTGCAACATATTCATTGTATGTATCCAGCATTTTGGAACAAATTCCCGAAAGTCCGTTTTTGAAAGACTCCATCATTGGGTGAATATGTTCGTCATATGTGTCACTCATATGGGAACACAACTTTGTAAAATCCTCTGAAACTGTATCTGTAAACTTTTGTACAGAGGTCAACGTTCCCTCAAGTGCTTCTTTAATTTTATCCGTATTATCAGACAGCGGGTCTATCAGAATAGAAGCTATATCTGTCGCATAGCGTAATGCAAGCTCTCGGGCTTCTAAAAAACCGTTCCCAATTATCGCTATAATATCACCAGTAATTCCTTTAGCTGAATCACTTCTAAATACTTCAGAAATTCGTGCTAAAAATTCCCAGTATTTGCCTATTTCCTCGTTAAATACCGCACCAAGGTCTAATATATTTGCAAATTTGTCTTTGATAAAATCGCTGTTTTTAGATAAATAGCTGTCAAAACCGCCTAAAAGATTTTCACTGATTGATGCACCGATACTAACCGCAGAACCCGAAATTATTCCTAGTGTCCTGCTTACGCTTTTTGCGTAGTTATATGCAGCATTTGTGACTTGTGGGTCTGTAAAAATATCCTTGAGCGAATCTTTAATGCTTAGGATGTGTTTTTTCTGCCGCAAAATACTTGCCGTAAAATCTTTTCCTAATCCCTCTTTAAAACCGGTTTTAAAAATATCTTTTAATTCCTCTGCAAGCTGCTTAAACTTTGCAAGTGAATCTGATACTTTTCCAACTTCCTCTACCATAGAGGTTGCTGCCGAAGATGTTCCCGCTGCCCCTGCTGATGTTCCTCTGCCGGAGCTTCCGCTGTCACTACTATCATCTATAGATAAATTATTGAGTTCATCAAGTCCCGATAATGACCCCTTTATCTTTTTAGCGGTATCCGATGCCGCACTGCCAATTCCCGATACGCTGTCCGCAAGCCCGGATAAATCCGTTGCTATACTTCCTGTTGATGAGGATATGTCCGCTCCGGTAAGCATTAATATCAAATTGGTAAAGCCATCTGCAAGCTTCTGTAATCCGATAAGGCAGCTGTTAATTCCACGCACAATCGGTGTAAATAGTGCGATAAACCCTTTTCCAAGCGTTGCCTGGAACTGCTGAAACCGCAATGTCAGGATTCGTGTCTGATTTGCCCAGCTATCCTGCGTTTTAGCAAAATCGCCACTGGCATTAGACAATGCATTGGTAACATACTGATACCGAAGCATTACTTTTTCCTGTTCGGTCATCTTTGCTGTCGTTTTACCAAAGCCGTTATTTAAAGCATATTGGTCAAGATTCGTCTGTGTCATTACAACACCTAAATCTTTTAACGTTTCCGTTTCACCGGTCCATATGGATTTTAACTTTGTATAAGCTTCATCTGTACCAAGGTTGTAAAAAGATGCTACATCACCGGTAAGCGCCGTCACATTTTCTGCCATTTCAAGCGCAGATTTCCCTGTTATGCCCATTGCCGAACTCATCTGGCCAAACACACCGAGATATTTTTTTGCAGACAGTTCTGACATACCGAAGTTTTCCATTGCGTTTGAAGCAAATTCGTTGGCACTTCCCACCATATTTCCAAATGCAGTATCAACGACATTCTGCACTTCTGTAAGGTTTGAACCCATTTCAATGCAGTCTTTGGTAAATTTTGTTACTGCTGCCGTACCAAGCAGCCCGCCAATTTTCTTTCCTAATCCCGAAAAAATATTCGTTGTCTGTTTGGTTGCATCCTGCGCGGCTTTTGTAATCTGTCCTGTTAAATCCTGTGCAGAAACATGCAGTCCCAGATATACGCTTGCAACTTCCGTTTCTGACATTTCCCTCCTTTCCGGCATGAAAAAGGCTGCGCCCTATCTTGAGAACGCAGCCTTTAAACCTAATTGAATTTTCTGCCAGTATGCCATATATGCATTCCTGTCTTTTTTTAGTCTTTGATTTCTTTTTAACAGCCAGTCATTGCGGATTCTTTTTTGTTCCTTTGTGAAATTGTTAATTACCTTCATATCCTTTTCTGCCCGGATGCTTACCACCTGCCCCAGCGGTGTATCAGGCATGATGCCGGATAATAAAGAGCAAAACTCCGCATATGACATATCATCTTCTGTCCGGAGTCGGATTCCGTACTGCTTTAAAAAGCTGGCTTCAATTAAATTCCAGTCATCAAATATATCATAATATGCTTCACTGTTTTGAGGGTGTTGCTTCTTCCTCATATGTGCCGGAAGCCACTCCCATAATCGCCTGATATACCGCACTGTACTCCGGCATTGGCAGATCAAGTGCTTCAATTTTTTCTGCATTTTTCTGTCCCACCAGCATACCCAGTGCCTTCTGCATAAACTTTGCCTGACGTGATGTATTATCCTCTCCTTCTTCCGCTTTTTTATCTACCTCTATTGCCATTGCCTGAATATTTAAAATCGTGCTTTTTCTGTTATTTACCGTTACTACAATGTCATCTGTAATCTTTACCACCGGTAACTCATTTGTAATCATTTTTGAAATATCAATCATATTTGCCATGTTCATCTCTCCTTAACTTTCATTTTACTCTGTGTATGATACATACTCCGGTCTGCCGTCTGATGCAACTTCCCACTCTAACGCTTCAATCGCTGTCGAATCACCTCCCAGTGAGGTTACATTAATAACACATGGAATATACAGCACATCAAGATTCGGAAATGTAATTTTCATTGCCGAATTGCAGTCCTGCCCCATTTTAAAGGCAAGTGCCGCAACATAATCATTGCCTTTGTCACCGTAATTTCTTTTACCTCCCATTGAGATTGTAAGTGACTTCGCCGTCATTAAATTTCTTGCCCAGCCCCCTGCATCCATGGGATTCCAGCTTTCCATCGAGCCGTCAATGGAAACACTGAGGCTCTCTGCATCTTTTACCGTGGTGTAATCTGCTGATTTAAGATCTACAGGTCTTCCTGTTGTACATACACCAAAAAGAATCTCATTTGTTGGATTTACCCCTGTTCTTGCATCAGCAAAAAACTGTAAATTCATCTTTTTCATTTTGTATCCTGCCTTTCATAATAAATGTCAAATTCTATAACCATTTCAAAAACACCGTTGTCGTCTGTCCCCACGTCAACCGCTTCTTCCGTTGTCATTTTTACAAACAATATAGTATTTGTGCCTGTTTTGGTTCTCCCTGCGCTTTCTATCGCAGCATATACAGCCGCAGCGGCACGCTCTGTCTGTTTCGGACTTTTATTCCAATGCACCAAAACACTTACCGCTTTACGACTGTATGACGGATTTGCTCCTACTGCCGTAAGTTTAGGTGTTCCACGCTTCTGATTGTATACACCAACTGACATTTCCTGCTTATCTTCCATTATGCCGCTGTAGACGTGTTCATCATCTACAATATTTGTCAACAGACCTGCGATAAAATCTCTTACTTCTGATAAATACAGTATCTTCCCCACCCCCTACTTCATAAGCCGCTTCATAAACTTTTGGAAATTATCTTTTATGTCATTCTGATAAATTCCGCCCTTTAACCATGGGTTATACCACTTTCCCTGTGCAAATGCGTTTTCCCACTTCTGAAAGTGATATTCCGGGTGATAATACATACGTCTTGCATACGGTGTAGAAGTTACAATGCCTACCTTTCCCTGACTGCTCTGTGAAGTATCCACAAAAGTAAATTTTTCTTCCATATCCCCTGTATCTCTTGGCATAATCTTCGCATTTACGACATCAGTGTGTAATTCTTTCGCTGTCATTTCCAGCGCTTTGACTGCAAGCTGATTAACTTCCTGAATCCTGGGCGTATTAATCTTTACAACCGACTTAACATATTTTGCCACTATTCTACCTCCAGCCTTGTATAATTGACTGTTCCGTCCGGGTTTCTTGCTTTTGTCCCTTCATAGATTCTGCGTTTTACACCATTCACAATCAGCTCACCACCGGAAAGTGATGGAAGCTCCGGTGCAATATCTCCCGGTATCAGTGCGCAACCCGATAATTGTATTAACTGTTTCTCTGCTGTCAGCACTGTTTTGCCATTATCCTGATAATTGCACCTGCCTGACCAGCTTACCTGTTCTAACGGCTCACCGTATTTATTTCTTCCTTCACGGTTTACTCTGACCTCTATATCCGTCTTACAGAAGCGTTTTTGTATCAAACATGGATATTTCATCATTCACACTCCTAAACTCGCACAGCAAAGCCCTGACTGACATAGAAAGGCATAGTCGGCGCGGCTTATTGCCACGCCGTTTTGTACCTGTACATTCCATGAACTGCCAAAGGTCATAGATACGCCATTTATGGCATACTGCTGTAAAACCGACTGTATCATATCTGCATTTTCCG